CTGAAATACTAATTGGGCTTAACTCATCTAATTAGTTTATACCTATCAATTAAAATAAAAGGCACATTGCGTGCCTAGAATTTAATTGTAATCATTTGTTTTAATTGATAAAACTATAAAGTTAACCACATATTGACCACATACTGTCAGAATAAATTAAAAGCTGCTATCTTTCTGGCAGCTTTTTTTATATCTATACAATTGCAATACCGCGGATTCCAAATCCGCGTGTTGGGAGTTCGAATCTCTCCACCCCTGCCATATTTAAGACACAAAAAAGGCCAGCTTTTTAGCTGGCCTTTTTTGGTTTCTTGTATTTAAAATTCTACGCAATACAATGGCAAAAGTTCGCTAAGGATAATTGCCAATGTCTACCTATAAGCCTATGTGTCCACAATGTCACGGCACTCAAACCATTATTCGTACAAGCAGGCGAACCACGCCCACTTTTCAAACGCTATATTGTGATTGTTTAAACGAGCACTGCATGACGCGCTTTGTTGTTGAGTCAGCAACTACACATATTCTTCACTCGCTATTTGAAGAAAAGCCTTTACCGATTAAAACAAACAAGCAAGAAAACCAACTAACGTTAAACTTGTAGCCTATATCACACTTCCAACTATTAAATATCACTTTCACTGGCGACTTAATTCACTCTAATTTAGTGTCACGACACGTTATTAAACAGGGTTTTATTATGTCTTTAAGTGTCGATATTCTAGGTGTTATACACGCCTGCCCATGCAATTTACAAACATTAACTAACCACCCCAAAATTAAACAATACGCAGTATCGTCCTGCCATGTCGAGTTTGTCATTACACAGATGTTAGTTAAAAATATTATTGTTGAGCTTGATAATAAACAACTTGCTTGTACCAATACCGCATACACTGGTCATTATTTAGTGGCATAAAAAAGCCTGATCATGTCAGGCTTCATAAAAACTAAAAACTCTCGAGAGTACGTTTAAAAATATCAGGATCCATTTCAATACCAATAAACTGTCGCTTCAGCGATAAACACACCTTTCCCGTTGAACCACTTCCCATGAAACAATCTAGTACCATTTCACCTTCACGACTACTTGCCTTGATCATGTGTTCGAGTAATGCCGCTGGTTTTTCACATGGATGCTTACCCGGATAATATTGCACCGACTTAAACGACCACACATCCGTAAACGGTACCGCTTTTGTGATAGTGAATGGCCGCCTTAATTGTTGGTATTCATTTTTTAAGTCGTCATATTGGCGAACCAACTCATTATAATGACTACTTAATCCATTAAAGCGCGTTACCAATACGCCATGTGAGTCAGGTAATCCATTAGCCTCATAGCTTGCGAATAATGTTTGTAATTGTTCATATTGCTTTTCAGTAGGCAACTTCCACTGTGATGAACTAAACCAATGCGAGGCCATTTGTGTCCCTGTCGCTTGGTTAATAGCCTTAGCTGGCACACCTAAACGATCCTTGGCTGTTTTGAAATAATCAATTAAAGGCGTGAATACCTGTTTTTTAAGGTCTTGGCACTTTCCGTGGTAATCCGTATTCCCTTTTGCATACCCCTCAGCACCATAGTGGCCACACATAATAATACGCTCCGTGGACGGGAAAAAAGATCGTAAACTTTCTTTATTCGCCTTATTCCATGGTCCACTTGGTTTAGTCCAAACAATATGGTTCAACACCTCAAACCGTTGTTTGAGTAGAATTTCAGTTTCCGCAGCAAGACGGGAGCCACAAAATAAATAGAGCGTTCCGGATGGTTTTAATACCCGCCATAATTCTATGGCCACACTATCAAGCCAGGATAAAAAATCCTCAGCACTTGACCATTGATTATCCCACGCATCGCGCTTGACCTGAAAATAAGGGGGATCGGTGACGATTAAATCAATACTGTTATCTTCTAAGGACTTGAGTATTTTTAAACAATCGCCGTTATGCAGAGTAATGGCTTGGTTTTTCATTATTACGTTTTCCAGATTGGACGCTCTTGGCGTTCTGGCAAGTAATATGTTTACAACGTGGGCACTTTATTTCAATGCGGCCACCCTCGATATAACACAATTTTTTAGCGCAATTAATGCAAAAAAGAGGCTTCATTATCCATCTCGACATACTGTATAAAAAACCAGTATATCAAGTGAATTTATTTTTTAAATATTATGCTTTCGTGTTTTTATTAAGAGGTAATTCAAAGGTTATCTGTTTATCTTTTGGCATCAGTCGATTGATACCCAGCAAGAGTTTTTGCAGGGGTTTAATTTCATTTTCATAATACATTTCACTGTATTGCAAAGGATTCCCAAGACTCGATCCTTCTGGAGGTAAAATTCCATTTAACCCGGCTGGGTAACGATGAGCCACGATCACCTCTTGCGATGATATTTTTTTAATCCCTTCAAATTCATCTTTAGATCCAATGTTACCCACAGGGATAAGCTGTACGCCTTTTTCTTGGCCATTAGGGATATTAATTAACATCGATGAAAAGTTGCCTACACCGCGAGATTTCTTTAACGCATTAGCCAGATTTTCTTCGGCTATAGGTGTCAATGTGGGATCTGTCATATAAAGTATAAACCCCATATGCATGCCGTTCTTGTAATAGCGACGACGAAAGCGAGTGGCATCTTGTGAAAGTAATGCAGACTCAACACCTGACAAGTAATCGGGTAATCCGTAAATATTTTGACTGGGATCATAAAGACGAATTTGAACTATTTCACCCTTCTTGTATTCCGTCTTGGTGTCGTCACTGTTTAATCGAAAGAAACGATTATCTTTTCCTCTTCGGGTATATTGAGCCATGACATGCCCCAGTCGTAATGGCTCCCCCCATGGATTTCTAAATACCTGGTAATAAGCATAACCAAACGTGATCAAGTCTTTACACAAATTCATCATTTCAAAAAACGACAACACATCTGTTTCAATAAAATCTTTCGATAATATACGGGTACGTGCTTCAACAATCGCGCCGTGATACGAGTTGGCCAACAACAAAGCGGATAACGCCTTAGGTTCAATCGGTGGCGTATAATATTCATCAGCCTCATCAAAATCTACATCACTGCAAGCGATAGGGTTTTCTGTATCGACTCGCTCTATGCCGCCAAACTCAAACACGGATGATGCCGTTGATTCGCTCACTACAGGCATAATTTCTTTACGTTGAAACCGTTTCTTTTTCGCCATTATAAATTTACTCGTATCGTTGATGTGCGTTGCATTGCAACGTTTAAGCCCTCACAAGCCACGGCGTGAGCAATGGCAAAAAAACTATCTGCATGACCTGTTTCTTCTGTTCTTTCTGCTGCAAAGGTCATTGTTCCGTGGCCTGTTTGTTTTCGTTTAATGGCTAAAAATGACGGTGCAATCGACGTATATTCTGCTGGCCATTTAAGTCTTGAGGTACTTACAAGATCCATCACCTTTAAAACAAGGCTCTGTTTACTTTGTTGTGTATAGCTAATTAGCATCACTTGTGGAAAGAACGCCTTGATCATCTCTCCGACACCGCTACCAATTCCGCTGCAGTCCACACCGATATGCTGAACGTTATAGCGAGTGGTGAGATTTTGGATTTGTTCAGCTTGCCATGACCAGTGAAAACCACGATATTCAAATTCTTCAATAACGCGAAAAGGATCGCCTTTCTTTAATGGCATTGCTAACACGTAACAGCGTGCTAAATCGCCGGTACGTGCCGGGTCATAACCAATAGCTACCAGGTGATCACCAATAGGTCGCTGTGCTGATAAATCAACATCCGACCACATATCCTCTTTAATGCACTTCGTCAGTGTACTTAATGTAAAGATGCTATCCGCTTCATCCATGAACTCACAATCATAAAGATAGGCATAGGCGGCATCACCACAGCGCTCTTTTAGATCATCAACATCAATGTTTGGGTTGCCGCCATCAACGGCATCTTGCAACGTGACAACGTATCGCCATTTTTTATCAGGACAAAGCTGCGGGTGTTTTCTTAATGTATCCTTTGAGGGAAAAGGAATATCTGCTCGGTCTTTATTGCCTTGCTTCCAATAAGCACCAGACCAAACACGATAAGCCCCATGAGAGCGCGTCGAGGGGGTAGAAAAAACAGTAATACGTCGATCTTTTAATGTCCCCATCGCACCGGCTGTTTCATAGATACCTTCAAACTTAGGTATCCAGCAGGCTTCATCGATATATAAATCAGAGCTGTATGATTGCGCGGTATTTCTGTTGGTGCCAATAAATCGCAGTTCAGCACCATTAGGCAACTTAATCGGATTGCCTTGCAGCTCAACACCAAAATATTTTTCTGCTAACTGGGTAATGTATGAGCGAAAAACAAGGGATTGTGCTTTTGATGCTGATAAGAACGTTTGATTTTTGCCAGTTTCTACTGCGACATAAAGCGCTTCGCCCGCCGCTTCAAAAGTAAAACCAATTTGACGTGATTTAAGTGTCCAACGTTCTTTTAGGTTACGCGCATCAAAATGAATTTTTTGATAGCTATAGAGGCTATCAATCCATTGCTGCCAGCGTGGGTCGTCAATCCCAGGGACGTCATTTTTACGTTTACGACCACTTTTCTTTTTACTAGAAAAATGCGTCTGACCTTCACGCTCGATTGGACGATAACCACTATTAAGGTTTGCCTCTCGCTCCTTAATCGACAACCTTTCTTTTTGTATGCGCGTATTGGCATCTTGCAATTTAATAAGATTGGCAATTAGCCGGTCAATTTCATCCAACTCATTGGGCTTTTTCATATCCCGATGTGTGAGTAATAAAATCCGTTGCTCTAATTGCTTTTCTAGATCAAACTTTGAAAGCAGTTCATTCCAACCTTCTTTGTTAATCCAGTTATAAACAGTTCTAGTGCCGTTTATATCGAGCTTTTGTGCAATCTCTTTGGGGGTCAGTCCAGATAAATACAGCGTTTTTGCTTTATCTCTCACCTCATCGCCATATTTACTTTTTCTAACCACTTCCATCTTTCATTCCCAATAAAAACTCACGCTTTAGCATACCGATACCTTCCTTTGTTTCCGTTAAAAATATGTTGTACAGACAGCAACTTACAACATGTGACTGTATTTTTTTATTAGTATCACCTTTATCGTAGGGGTATTGAATTAAAGGGATAGCGTCATGCCATTACAGAGTGGGTTTATTGTCATTGCAACCAGCGGTAAAACCGTTGATGACCGAAAAATTGAAGCATCGTGGCTCGAAGAAGCGGCAGCGAATTACGATCCTACTTTGTATACTGCTGTTTTGGATTTGAATCACTGGGATACACGATGGGCTGGCACGTACGGTACCGTTATCGCTCTTGATTGCACTAAAGACAAAGAAGGTATCGTGACTCTTCGTGGCAACCTAGAGCCCAATGAAGCGTTAATTGCAATGAGTAAGCAGGAAGTATTATTTACATCTGTGAGTCTGCAACCTGACTTTCGTGGTACGGGCCAACACTACCTTATCGGCCTTGCGGTTACACCTAAACCTGCGTCAGTGGGAACTGAGCAACTGAAGTTTTCTTGTGACACTACAGATCAAGATATTCACACTGATTATGTTCAGGTTGACATGACATTTAGCGAACACAAGAGCGATAAATCTCCCAACTTCCTGCAAAAATTGTTCTCAAAAACCACCCCTGATCCTTTGGAAAATATCATGTCAAAACTAACAGAAGAACGTTTACTAAAAGCTGTTGAATCAATGGAGCAATTTAGTAAAGGCGCTCCTCCCGAAAAAGAAATACTCACAAAAACAGAAGCGCAAGCACTGCTTGAAGCGCAAGGGTACTCTGTCATCAAACAGCCTACCGCTAACGATCTCACTGATGCGCAATCACTACTTGAAAAACACGGTTTCTCCATTGAAAAAACAGCCACTAATGAAGAAATCACCGCTGCTAAAGAACTATTAAAGGCACAAGGTTTTTCTATTGAAAAAACGCCTGAAGACAAAGGTAAACCTGATGGTGAAGAAGGTAAAACTGGCGGCAAAATCACACGTGAACAATTCGCTATGTTGGCTAAAGAATTTGCCGATGCGAGCGTAACTGAATTTGATTTCACCGTAAGTGCCGATCAAGTAGGTGGTGATGACGATCTAGCATACGTTTAATCGTACGTTTCTTTCTTTTACTTATTTTAAGAGGCCACTATGCCCAATCTTTTCTGTGATGGCGTAACTGAAAAACGCATCGCCAAACTACTTAGCAATACGAAAAAAGCCTATGGATTATCAAAAGATGGGGCGTACTTTTCCATTGACGCACCCAAGGAAACCAAGCTGAAAAAAGCCATCATGGAATCCAATGATTTTTTAAAGAAAATCAATATTCTTGATGTGCAGCAAATCAAAGGTCAAGCCGTCACCGTTGGTAGCGACAAGCTCTCTACTGGCCGCGATAAAGAACGCTTTAAAGGCACCACGCCTGATATTAGCGGTTATGAATACGAGCTATCGGTCACTGATACGGTTATTCATATTACCTGGGCGCGATTAGCTGAATGGGCTAACTCTGGCGGCCAAAAAGAGTTTGAGAAAAAACTCATGGAATATGTGACCGAACAGGTCGGTGCTGACATGCTTCGTGTGGGCTGGAATGGTACGCACGCTGGAAAAATTACAGATCCAGATAAATACCCTAACGGTGAAGATGTAAATGAAGGCTGGCATGCTCGCATTAAACGTTTAGCACCAGGGCAAATTGTGGGGGCAAGTTTTGATAATGATGAGTCTGATATTTATTTTGATCCAGACGGCACCCGCGATGCGGCCGGCAACCCCTTATATGATTATAAAACCTTGGATGCAATGGCGTCGGATTTAATCAATAACGTCATGCACCCTGCGTTTCGTGATGCGGCTGATTTGGTTGTTTTGGTGGGTCGAAACCTGATCGCTGCGGCGCAATATCGTCTCTACACCGAAGCCGATAAACCCAGCGAGCATAATGCTGCTCAAAAGTTAGATAAGTCCATTTCGGGTCGTCCAGCTTATGTGGTGCCGTATCTTCCAGGTAATCGCATGGTGGTCACATCATTAAAGAACCTTTCTATTTACGCACAGAAAGGCACTAAACGCCGTAAAACAAAAGACAATGACGATCTAGGTCGTGTTGAGTCGTTCCTATGGCGCTTTGAAGGCTATGTGGTGGAAGAGCCATTGAAGTACGCTGCCTTTGATGAAAATAGCGTTGTTATTGGGGCAAAAACACCCATAAACATTACGAAAGAACCAAAAATCACTACCGAGCTTGCCGCTCAAACAGTGGTAATTGGAACGGATGTGACCCTTACCGTTGTTGCTGAAAATGTAACGGAATACGTATGGTTACTCAATGGTACGGTATTTGATGAAACCACCACTGGCACCACCACCATTTCAGGTGATGAGCTGGCATTAGGTGAACTTACTGTCAGCGTTGAATGTATTGGCTTACATGGTAGCAAAACAAGCACCGCTGTATTAACAGTTAACGCCGCGTAATCCCCATTATTTGGTAACGGAGCATGATCATGGTTTCACCACTTCAACGACGACAACAGCGCATTGCATTGATGCAATACCAAGTAAGCATAAGCACTGACAATGGTGAAACCCTGACTATTGCACCGACAGCACCGCAACCAAGCAATCAATGGGATGTTGTTCGCGCATCGTTAAAAAAAGACAGTGCAGCACTAAAAAGCTTCAAGCAAGTCGCCGATAAAATTGATTATAAAAAACGCCACTTAGAACAATACCAACCGTACTTTGAGAGCAACACGCTCCCTGTTGATATTGCGGCTATTTTTATGGTTTGGCTGTTTGACTGCAAAGAAATACAACAAGCCATGTTATTAGCTGATTATTGTTTGAAATACGGCGCACCCATGCCTGAAGGCTTTAAATCAGACGTACCCACGTTCATTGCTGATGAAGTCTTGAATTGGGCAGAATCCGCCTTTAAACAAGGTCATTCGACAGCGCCTTATTTCGACCAGGTACTTGCGCGATTTGCTACTGATTGGAAGCTCTTCGACCAAATTGAAGCGAAATATTACAAACTCTGCGGCTTTATGGCGTTAGGTGATCACGGTACTGAGATTAAATATATTTCAGAGCCAGCCCCACTTTATGTTGCAAAAACATGGTTTGAAAAAGCGCAAACGAAATACAGCAAGATTGGTGTTAATACGCGTATTAATGACATCAATAAACGCTTAACAAAATTAGACCTTCCGCTAATAGCAGAAGAATAACCGACTCACCAGCGCACAAGTGACCGGACGCGCTTTTGATAGCCAAGGGGCAATATTCACTATCGCTGTTCCGGTTCACTCAATGAGGTTGTTATGTTTCAAGACATTAAAACGCTCGATGCTCCGATTAATGATACGGTCGAAAATGACGGTTTCTGGCCTGATTTATCCATTGCTGATTTTGTAGCAACGTGTCGTATTCCACCCGTTTATAACGCAGAGCAAGAACGCAACATGCTCATTATGGCCATGGCGGGTGTCAATATTGAACTGAACAATTTCAAAGAGCGCGCTATTGCTAATAATCAGCGCTATTCAAGCGATATTGGTATGGCTTATGGCACTGAAAGCGCAACGACAGTGCAGTATAAACAAGCCGTTTACCAACGCGCAAAAGCGTCATTATTGGTACATTTTGCCACTCTCTCTCGCAAAGATGAGGCTGAAAACCTAGCCAAAGAAAGCACTGAAACCAACGAATCATTAATGGCGTTATCGCAGCACGCTATTCGCAACATCCTTGGCATTCCAATGGCTACGGTGCGTTTATTATGACGGGCAATTTACTGCACGAAAATACAACATACATGGCTGAAATAGCGAAATGCTACAAGCGTGTATTAAGCGATAAATTGGGAAGCACCGGTAAGGATTTATTTGATTGTGTTATTAGTGGCGGCACTTTTGTTTCGTCATTTAAAGACATGGGTGACGGCATTATTGTTGGCCGATTTAATTATGAAGCCGTCTTTATGTTTGAAGCATTGCCCGAAGCAAAACTTGATCCACGTATTTTAATGGCATCAACAGCAACATGGTTACTTGAAAATGACACTGAGCGCCAAGGCTTAAAGTTACCGCTGCCAAAAATTGATGTCGACGCATACTCAAGCGATGGAACGCCCGTGAGTGATATGGAGATCAC